TCCATATCGGTTTTTCATAATATGAAGTCTCCCTGTTCCGTTAACTTTATCTTCTTTCTTTCTTGATAACGATATTGAAAGGTCAGTTATCATCATTTTATCATAACTTCCCGCTGCTTTATCGCCTTCAATAACATTATCTTTGGCTCCTGCGCGATTTACTTGCGAAACTGACCAAATTGGTAGGTTTAATTCGCGAGCTAATCCCTTCGTGCTTGTATAAATATCATCAATCTCTTCCTTACGGTCACCTCTTTTACGTCTTGAAGAAAGAAGATCAATGTAATCTATAATGATAAGATCTGGTTCAATTCCTAAATCTTTTACTTTATTTATGTGTGCTTCTATTGAAGAGATTGTTGTTTTTCCCATTGGAAATTCACGAATAATCAATTCACCTGGGAGATCAGTTGTTGATGTTTCTACATCTCCTTTATGTTTTTCTAGTTGATCAACAGGTACATTAGTAAAGAAAGCATCATATCGTCTTCCAGTATATGCTTCACTTAATTCTAAAGTATAGTGGATAACATTATATCCCATTTTTACTGCATAACCGCCTAAAGCAACTAGTGTCCATGATTTACCTCCTCCAGGATTACCAAAAATCAATCCTAAATCACCATTACCTAAACCACCTTGAATCAATTCATTAATTTCACCCCAAGGTGTAGGTACTATTTTTCTATGGTCTTCACGATAACGTGATTCTACATCGCGTTTGTATTCATGGCCAATATTCTTATCAGCACCTGCTTTCATCGCTGATTCGATCATGTACTTAATTGATTCGTAATCGCCTGCTTTAAGCAAGTCAACACTGCTTAATAGTGCTTTTTTTAATTGTTGGTTTTTACAGAATGTAGAAAATTCTTCTTGTACGTACTGTAGATCTTCTAAATCAGCTCTATAAGCTTCTCGTAACTGTTCTTTTACAGATACTTTAAGTACTTCATTCTCCAACTTTTTCATTTCAACTTTTAAGATATCCATTGAAATGGTAGTATGGTATTTTTCGTAGTACTTTAAAATTTCATTTATAACCCATTTATGAGCCGGATTGCTAAAATACTCATCGCTTAGTACGTCGTTTATGTTTTGTAAAAATTCTTTATGTGTTAATAAAGAAGATATTACTTTCATCTGGAACGATGGTCCGTATTCATCAATTGATTGTAAGGTCATTTTATAACTTTTATTTAAATTTAATAACTTTTTATTTGTTCTCCAACAAATCTTTGAAAATATCACGAACCCAAAAATCTGTATTTCGGATTAAATTTCCAATTTGGTCTTCGTTACACATTTCAACGAATGTTTCTGGGAAGAAGTTCAGGGGTGTTTTTTCAACAAATTTGTCTATGAACATTTTGTCTGTATCGCTTATCATAGGGTTAGATAAGTCCATAACTCTATGTTTGTCTTCTAATAAAGGAACATCATGTAATACTCTTGCATATACAACATGTTCTTTTAATTTAGCTTCAGCAATGTCTATCAAATCATCAAATGATAGATTACGTTCAGCTAGTTCAGGGAATTTTTTAAATAAACCTTTAGGTCCTAATCCCTTAATACCTGTAATTCCATCAGAATTATCACCCATCAACAATTTATAAAGTAAGAAATTGTGTGGGGGTACATTAAATTTTTCTTTTACAGTGTCAGTTGTATAGTATTCTTTTTCAATTGGACGATACACAATTACTTTTTCAGTTACTAACTGTAAGTAATCTTTGTCACTAGATACTATAAATGCTCTATCTTCTGGTTTAGTGGGTAGTTCAGAACTTAAGTATGCAATAATGTCATCTGCTTCTACTCTAGGTAAAGATATAGTTTTAACTGGTAGTGTTTTTAAATACTGGATTATTCGAACAATTTGGTCTACTTTAGAATCGTCTTCTTCTTCTAAACTGTCAAATAATTCATGTTTAGTTACCCGAGTTATGTTCCTATTTGATTTGTATTCGGGTATAATGTTTTTTCTATTATTGGAGGAACCAGCACCATCAAACACTACATAAACTTGTGTTGGTTGGATGGTGCGGATTAAAGCCCCCAAAGAGCGAAAAAATCCTCCTAAACCTCCAATATGGACTCCGTTTGAATTGACTGCATTAATTGCACTAAAATTTCTAAAGAAGAGGTTAAGTCCATCTATGAGCAGGTAGCGCTCTGATTGGGGTGTTTCGTCTCCGGTTTCTTGAATGTTGTTTAAGAGGTTTAAGAGGTCTTTTTTCATATTAATCTTCGTTTTCAAATAAATCAGGTGTTGGTGCTTTTTCGTCCCACTCACTATTGTCTTCTTGTACTGTATAAGTACCTTGTCCTAAAATATCTGCCCATTCACTAGAATGTGTATCTTTGTACTTTTTAATTGCGTTTGGATCATCTTTAATGAAACCATGTACTGTTGAAACAATAGTTCCCATTGTAGTGATACCGTTGATATGGTTTTTATCACAAGCAATTTTTGTACGCAATGCAAATTCAACTTTTTTCTTGTCTTTAACAGCATTCAACTTTGAAGTACCAGCATTTGTAACATTTCCAAAAGTCAAACACAATGAAACGTCATAGTAAAACGTATCTCCACCTTTGTTTGTCATTCTAGGTTGTGACATAGGGGTTAAAGCCGGAGCAACACCTACTTTGTTTACAATAAACAAGGTATTCGTGTATTTTGAACTTTCCTTACGAGACATTACAATCTGTTGATTGATAAAATTACCGAATTGAGTTGCAATGGCTCCTGCGTTCCACATTGGGTTATTTTTCCCTTGTTCAATAGACATTTGACATGGAATTGAACCAACTGAATCCCAAATGAATAGTAGATCATATGGTAAATTACCTTTTTTCTGTTCTGTTAATAAGTCGATAATGAACTCAGCAATATCTTCGATTGAATTCAATGAACTTCTATCTCTATAGATAAAGAAACCTGTTTGATCAACAATTTCACCGGTTTCAGTATCAACAACATCTTCGATTTCAAAACCCATTGTTTTCCAGTGATTCCAATCGTGTTTCATTTCGGTAATGATTAACACAGGTAATATTCCCATCTTTTGAGCATTAATTGCTACCTCAATGGTCATAGTTGATTTACCTGTGTTACTTTTACCTCGAACCATTGAATTATGCCCCATAGGAATACCTGGAATGGACAATGCTTCCTGTAGAGCGGGTGAAAATGGAATCCACTTTTGTTCTTTGAATTTAACATTTGATGCTAAACCCTTATTTGCCTTAAATTTATCTAAATTGAACGCAGATTTTAGTTCCTTGTCCGCCGCTTCAGTGAGCGATTTTCTTCCTTTAGCCATAACTTGTTTATTTTAATTAAAATGGAGCATCGTCATCATCTTCACCAAACAAATCGTCAAATTGTTCTTCTTTTGACTTTTTAGCTGCTGGTTTAGTAGATAAACTGTAGTTTGATTTTGGTTCTTCTTTTACTTCATCAACTACTTCCTCTGTTGCTTCTTCTTCATCTTCAGGATTTAACCATTCTTGAAGTGCTTGTTTGATAGTATCAAATGGAAGTGGCTTGTACAAATCTTTTGGATTTTCTTGCTCTTCTAACCATTTTTCGATCAATTTAGAATCTTCAGATAATTCAGAAGTTTTCATTGATGGAGTAATAGTTGTCTTATTGTACTTTGTACCTGTAGCTTCAGGTCCTACTGTAGTCATTTTGATGTCACGTCCAGACATGATATCTGTAAAATCACCTACTTCTTCATCAGCTGCCATTTGCAAAAATGCTTCGTAAATTTCTTTACCAAATTCCCACAATTGAACACCTTCACTTTCCTCACCACGTACAATTACAGGAGCATAGATACGAGTTTTCGGATCTAATTTTTTAGCTAAACGCCAATTTTCTTTGTCGTTTGTTCCACGTAATTGTTTTGCAAATTCTGCAATTGGATCTTTTTCACCCCAATTTAAAGGCGAAGCGATTACTTTACGGCTTCCGATACCGTAGTAAAATTTCATTTCCGTGAATGGAAATTCTTTGTTGTATTTAAAAGGTACAACACGGACTGTTTGTTTTCCAATGGTAGGCTTAAATCGCTTAACATTGCTTGAATTGTTGCTTGAACCACCATTAGAGGTCTTTTGCATTGACTCAAGTTTTTTCTTGATTGCGTCTAGATTCATAATATAACTAAAATTAAATTGTTTACAACGTTTAATATAATAACCTTTTTTTAAATAACCAAATTATAGTTCAACAATTTGATAAATCTTTGTATTTAATTGCTTAATCTCATTATGTTGAGTTAACAAAATACAATTTTTATAATGTTGCCAGTTTACTGGGAAACGGGTGTCTACAACTCCACCGTTTAACTTTTTAATCAACTCGTTTAATGCGTTGATAGTATATAATGTGTTTGATTCTTTTTTTCTATGTACGAGAATTGTATTATCGGGAATATCATTTACATTTCCTTGATCTACATTGTATGTAATAACGTATTCGTTATTGCTTTTAATGTGTAGCACAAACATTTTGTTGTACATGATGCTGTAACGACTAGACAACGCACTAACCAACGCCTCTAACTCACTCAATGGTGTAAAAGTACAAAACAGTCTATTGTTCATCAATAAATTTTCAAATGTAAAATCATAGTCGTATTGATCATACATATGACGGGGTTGTTCTAAAGTACTATACATAACTTTTATTTTATATTGGCATAATTAGTGCCTTTTTTAGTTTTTACTTGTAATTTATATTTGTTAAATATTCCTAATACTTTAAGCATTACATCCGGTTCACTCTTATCGTAATCAAATAAAAACGAATCATACACATATAACACGAGTTTAGTATTTTTTCCTCGTAATATTTTAAAAATATCGTATAATATAAGAACATTATTTGCGGTCTCCAAGTTTTGTAGTACGTAATTTAAAAGCTTTTGCGGATTCATGTTTTCCAGATCATTTTTTACAAATTTATGGTCTGAAATAGGGCATTTAATATAGCCGTTTATATTAAATAATTTCCATAAATCGTCTGTATATGCTTTTACTTGTCGAAAAAAGTCCAAGGTCTCGTATTCCTTCCATATTCCTCCATAAAGCTGTTTAAACGTGATCTCTTTTGCTTTGGCGTAATCAACTCCATACATTTTAGAAAAAGATAAGTGAATATCGTCACTGCCAAAGTCGTAACCGCAAAGATTAGCCAAAAGGGTAGGGTGATAAGCAGATATGTCAAACTCAATAAAACTTTGATTGCGGGGTATAAAACATTTTCTTTCATTGTTGTCTTTGTTTAGGGCTGAAAAATTAATATGGTTAAAGGCATTTGATGGCCTTGTTGTTAATGTGTTTAGGTTATATTGCGTGTATATAAACTCGTCTACTTGTTGATCAAAGTACTGTTCAAATAATTGAGGGTCCACTTTTATACCCGTTTGTTCTAGTTGATTAAACACAAGTGCTGCTTTATTGTAAAATGGGTTTATTTCACCCTTAAAGTTAGTATGATTTTGTTCACATACCTCATAGTGTTTTACAATCGGTACTATTGTGTTTAAATTTTGAATGTTTGAGTATTTGTTGTAAATGTAATTGTGAGCTGTTGTTTGTTGAGGTATATACGTATGGGGGGAAGGTGATGGTTGGTAACAATGCTTAAGAGCAAAATAATGTAAAAATTCCTTTCTATCCCTTACGTAAATACATTTTATACTGTTTAATACTTTTAAACAATCCTCTATTGTTAAATTTATTGTTTCGCTATGGTTAACAGGTATGATGTATCCTTTTGTATCATCTTTTGGTCGAATGTATAGAGCACATACTTCATTTTTAACAGGGTGAAAATTATGTGAAGTAGGGATTACTTCAACATATGCTGTTTGGTAGCTAATGTTACAAATTGTTTCTATATGTTTAGGATCTTCTATAAGCCAATACATGCTTTAAAGATACAAACTATATTTTACAATTCCAAGTTTAAATTAGTAACTTCCTCCTCCACCTATAGAACTTCCTCCCCCAGAGTAGCTTCCTCCTCCACTTGGAATATTAGGGAGAGTTGGTAATATTATGCTGCTAGTAGTTTGGGTTATAGGTTGTGGTTTTTTTATAGAAATTAAAACGTCGTGAGGGGTATTTATATGAGTTTTTCCTACCATAGGTGTTATACCATTATGTATATGATAAAATCCAATGTAATTTTGTCCATTTTTAGTTGTAAATTCACCACCTGTTGTGTACAAATTATTTATATCTTGTGATTGATAATATTTTAAAAATTTGTCTTGAAAGTATTGAGAAAATCCATACCATTTTAAGTTTTGCTCTATAGCAATAGT